CTATGGTGCCGTAGGCGTTGTACGCCGCGTTGCGGATGTTCATCAGGAAACCCTCAGAAAAAGTGTGGCTGTCGTAGTAGCCGCTGCGACAGACCCCATAGCTTTCCAAGTACCCGAAAGCACCGCGCCCGACGCATAATTAATACCTGAGTTGGAAGACGTTCCACTGTCGCCAAGGTTTCCGCCAAATCTCAAAGCAGACCCAGCGTAAGTTGTGTTAGCTGTAATCGCGGAACTTCCGGCGTACCCCCAAACATACGTGCCTATGGCACCCGCAGTTGCGTTAGCGGTCGCCGCCAATACGTTGGTTACGTCAACCGTGGCCGCGATGGTGATTGCTCCGGCCCCGTTTGTAACAGTGACGTTAGTTCCGGCCGTCAACGTGGCCTTGGTCAGCGTGTTGCCGGTGGTGTTGCCGATCAAAAGCTGACCATCTGTGTATGACGTCTGGCCCGTGCCGCCG